AATGTTACTTACAATATCAATGCAACCGATGCTAGAAGTTTCCAACAAATGATAGCCCAGGATCCTAGCTTTATCTACGCTGTAACTTTGCGTGGACAAAATATGATTCCTGGTGCTGGAGGATTATAATGAGTTTTCAATGGATTATAGATAACGCACAAGATGTACAAATTAATAAAAGAGGTATTGTTGCATCAACAATGGCTCGCGACCAAACAGTTCGTGCTGTTAGTCGTGGCGGAATAATATGGAGATTTACTGTTACTCCACCAACGGGTTTACGATATAATGATCCCGGTGTTAGAAGTTATATTGAAACTATTGATAACTTCGACCGTTATACTCCTGCGTATGTAAATTTTAGTCATACTAATTTATTTCCTTATCAAGGTACAACACAACCAACAAGCATAACTGTTACACAAGGTAGTAATCTTGCAACAATATCAGGCGGTAGTGGAACTAAATTGGCCAGTGGTGATGTTGTTCAATTAAGTGGTCAACCTCGTGTTTATAGTGTATATGGTGCTGTGACAGGAACTAATGTGGTATTAAATCGTCCGGTATTAGAAACTAGTGGAACTTATACATTATTAGTAGGTAATAGTGTGCAATTCTATGTTATCTGTACACAAATTCCAGATTATAAAATTAGTCCCGGTGGTATTGTTACTTGGGATAAACCATTTATATTTGTAGAGAGTTTACCAACACCATGACCACTGCCTTAAATTTAGCACCTTATGTTGGCATACAACAAGCAACTTTTATTCGTATGGTTTTCACACAAAATGGAAGCCAGGTTGTAGTGCGTGTAAGCAATCATTCAACTCCATTTAGTATTACTGAAAGTGATGGTCAAAGTTATAGTTATCCTGCTGTAGGCACATTGTTGGGTGTTACTCAAATTGCCAATGAACTTAAATCCAGCCAAGCTGATGTAACTATTTCACTATCAGGGATACCTGCACAATATATGAGTGATATTGTATCCAATCCAATTAAAGCGGCTCCAGTAGAAATACGCAAGGTATTTTTTGATACTAGTGGAAATTTCTTAAACATTGCTGGAAATCCAATATTAGAATTTGTTGGTGTTGTTAGTAATTTCTCTATTGATGAAAAGTGGACAAATTATTCAAGTCAAACAGTAACCAGCACAATTAATTTAACTTGTGCAAGTACCTTAGCGGTATTAAGCAAACAAGAAGCAGGACGCAGAACCAATCAAGCAGATCAAAACTATTGGTTCCCAGGAGATAATGCAATGAATCGTGTGGCATCATTAACAGATGCGGTATGGGACTTTGGTGGAACAGCACCTGTGAGTACAATAAATTCAACTACCGGTCAGGTAGTACAGGCATAAGGAAAAGATATGGGTTGGTTAGATGCAATAGGATCAATTTTTTCTTGGGCCGAAAACTCAAGTCTATTAGGAAGTTTAGTCCGTGTTGCCGCGGCATTTGGACTAATGCGATTTATTAATGGTCTTACAAATAAAAATACTACTACAACAGTTCCAGATAATCGTATTCAAATCCAACCTGCAACAGATAATAAAATTCCTGTTGCATATGGTGCTAGTTATCTTGGTGGAACAATTTTTGATATACAATTAACCAATAATAATTTAAGTTTATGGACAGCCATAGCCTTATGTGAAACTACAGGTAATTTATATTCAACAGGTGCCGCTAGTCAAATATATATTGATGCAATTTATTTAGATAATAAACTTATTACCTTTGCTAGTGACGGTACTACTGTAGACCATACTACAGATGATACTGGGGTTATAGATTATAGGGCACAAAATGATTTAGGTATCTACTTGTACCAAGGTAATAGTAGTAGCCCCATGTTGCCAGTACAACCCGGTACTACAACTCCTATTTCCGGTACTGTACCATCGGCGGCTTATAGTATTATGCCTGGATGGAATAATACTTACATGGCGGAAAATATTGTTTTTGCCATTGTTAAATTAAATTATGATCAAAGTAAAGGTATTAGTACAATTCCTAACTTAAAATTTCATGTGGTAAACACCATAAGTTTGCCTGGAGATTGTTTGTACGATTATATGACTAATGATCTTTATGGTGCAAGTATTAATCCTAATTTAATTAATACTTCAAGCATTACTGCATTGAATACCTATAGTGCCCAATCAGTAACTTATGGTAATTTTCCTGCACAACAACGCTATCAAATTAATGGATTAATTGATACCAATAATAAAGTTCTTGATAACATGGACAAATTGGCCGCTACAGCTGGTAGTTATATTACCTATGATGTAGCCAGTGGTCAATGGAGCGTATTAATTCAACAAGTTGTAAGTCAAACATTTACATTTAGTGATCATAATATTATTGGTCAAGTTAATGCTACAGGTACAGCATTAGACAGTTATTACAATAGTGTTGAAGTACAATTCCCTTATGCATATTATAGAGATCAAAACAATTACATTCGTATTGATTTACCTAGTGCTGATTTAGATTATAATGAACCTGTTAATGTTCTTAAACTTCAACATGATTTTATTAATAATCAAGTTCAAGCGGCTATTGTAGGAAATATTATTCTTCGTCAAAGTAGAGAAGATCTAGCCGTAGAATTTAAGACAGATTTTTCCAGTTATAATTTACAAATTGGAGATGTATTTGGATTAACCAATGCAACTTATGGATTCACTAATAGACAATTTCGTGTTATTAAATTAATTAAAAACGAAGATGATAAGGGTGAATTAACTATAACTGTAACTGGTCTAAGTTATAATCCAGATGTTTATACTGTTGATACCATTGATCAATTTACTCCATTATTAGGAACAAGTAGTAATCCTAATTTGGCGGCAATCGGAACTCCAATTGCACCTACAGTAGCAAGTTCAACAATTTCAAGCCAACCAAGTATTACAATTACAGCTACGGTACCTAGTGGTGTTGTTACAGATATGGAATTTTGGGCATCAAGCGATGGTGTAAATTATGTGTTCCAAGGTTCTACTCGTAGTGCCAATAGCGGACCATTTACTACCGGTTCAACAACAAGTTTTAAGACTGTTGAATTACAAACAGCCACTTGGTATTTCAAAGTTCGTGCAGGTAATCAACAAGGTACAAGTAAATTTAGTCCAGCGAGTGCAGGCCTACCATTTACCTATATACAAGCTCCTGATGTATTACCATACAATACTCCAGTCACAGGTGGTAGTGGAAGTAGTTTATCAGCTTTAAGTGGCTTAGGTTTAGGTATTATTGCGGCCTATGTTGCTAGTCAGATTAACTGGCAAGGTCTTGGTTCAAGCATTTTAAGTAGTTTAGAAAGTGCAGGTGTATTAAGCCCAGATACTGTTTCTAGTATTCAAGGTAATCTTAACAAACAATTTACTGGCGGTGTAACTAGTGGTACAGGCATTAATGTTAGTTCAGGAGGTGTTGTTAGTCTTAATGCCAGTATTGATGCATTAAATGATGTTGATACAACTACAGTAGTTCCAGCCAGTGGTGATTATCTAGAATGGAATGGACAAAATTGGGTACCTAGTAGTGCATTAGGTGGTATGAATGGTTCAGGTGGTAGTGGAGGATCAGGTGGCAGTAATCCTTGTTTTATTACCATAAACCAATATTATCCACCTGATAGATCAAGTTTAGATCCTTTATTAGATTATACAACCTTACCAGATAATGCTCCTATTTCTGGAAGTTATTCAATTAGATTTGCTCCAGCTTATTCAGCATTAAGTAAAGGAACAGGTAATGCCTATTTGTATTCTAGTGATGGAACATTAATTTCTACTGTTTCTGCTAGTGCAGTCACTATTGATAAAAATGTTGTATCAATTCCATTTGCTACAAGAACAATCGGTGTTGATTATTATATTTTAATGACAGCGGGATTTGTTACACAAAATGGATGTTTAAGTCCAGGTATTACAGATCCAACTGTTTGGAATTTTCATACTGGTAATGCAAATCCTTATTCAGTAACAGGAGATCCTTTAGTAACTCCTTCAAATAATTGTAATAGTAATTCATTAAATTTAATTAAATTTATAACAGAAACTTTGCCTAATGTTGAAGAAATAACGCCACATTCCAAAGTCTATGTTCAATCTAACATCGGTTTGGTATATAATGAACCTATCACATTACAAACAACAGGAACAATTACAATTAGTGGTCAACAGGTTATAGATTTATCAAAGACTTTTTCTAATGCTCATACAAGTAATTTAGTTTGGGTATCGGGAAATACTTTATGGATTAACCCAACTAGTGATTTTGCTCCGGCAACAACTTATCATTTAACAATGACAAGTAATTGTGTCAAAGATGCTTGCGGAATTAATGGAAATACTCAAATTTCTGATTCTACAACAGTTGTTTGGACTACAGATAATGGTGGAATAGCATCGGCTGGATCAACCGGATCAATTACTCCAACATTAACTTATGATAGACAAGTTTTACTTGGAACAGGAACAGCTAACATAACAACAGGAGGTGGTACAGTAGTAAGTTCCATAACACCAACTTCTCCAAATCTTTCATTATCAAATCAGGACGGTTAATAGATGTCAATTAGATTATTCAATGCCAATTTAACATGTACAAGTACATTAAATGTAACCCAACCTCAAAAGAATATAGGTATTGCTCCTGCAACTTTTTTAGTTTCTAGTTTTTTTACTTGTTCAGATTTTGTTGGTATAACCAAAAGAACAACTGTTACTCTTACAGCATTTGATTTAGGAATTACATATTCTCCTAGTACAAGCTATAGTGTATCAATACCTTATGGATTTTTTTTAGATATTAGCGGAAATCCAATTCCCGGTACTACTTTAACTTATACAACTCCATCAACTGGACCAACATTTAATACAAGTAATCCAATGCCCGGTACTAGTTCTTATGGCGGTACCAATATAACTATTAATTTTAATAGATGGGTTGATAGAGGAACAACTGGATCAATTAAATTGTACAATTCTTCCGGTCTAGTATATTCTTTTGCTATTACAGATACTACAAATATTACATTTGTAAATGGAAGTGTTGTCGTAAATTTATTTCAATATTTAAGGGACAATACAAATTATTATGTTACCATTGATGCTGGATGTGTAATCGATGAATACAAATTTACAAATTCAGCAATTACAGCATCAAATGTAATTTATTTTACTACTGGTAATAATTATACTCTCGGTCAAGTGCCTAGTACCTTATTTTATAATGAAGATACTACAGAAACGATTGTTCCATATATTCAAATTGTTGATCTAGCATATGCTGATTCATCAGGTTATACAATAACCGTAACACCTAGTGATGTTCAAGCTGTAATTAGTCTTAGTGTTCCTACCGGACAAGCAACTAGTAGTTTTAATTCAGCAACCAAAGTTTTAACATTAACTGGTACTAGAACACAGATTAATAATAGTTTACAAAATATAACATTAATCCCCGGCGGTAATTATGAATTAAATTATTCTTTAATTTATTCATTAACTACTCCAAGATCAACTAATATTAGTAAAGCACAAACAGTCCAATTTGGTAATGCAACTCAAACAACTAATTGTCCTGCAACTTATGTAGGTTTTAACTATCAGACTACAGGAAGTTTTTTAGGAGGATATTCTACTTTAATAACTGACTTGGATCCAACAGGTGCTCAATTTACTGTTACATTGACTTCATTAAATGGCGGGTTGTTTAGCACTTATGCTATTGTAAATGGTTTTGTACAAAATAGCACATTTATAAAAACACCTCAAAATCCTATTTCATTTACAGGTACTAAAGCACAAGTTAATAGTTTTTTTAATTTAACAACTACCCAAATTAATTATCATGCTGTACCTGGCGGATCTAGTGATACGATTGTTTATAGTCAAACCAAATCAACAGATACAACTGAATCAACTCCAACAACAATTAATATTGCTGTAACTTTAGTTTCAAATACCAGTGGTAGTAGTGGATCTATTTGGGGGGATTATAAAATTATTCGTGGTTCTAATACACAAATATCATTTGATCAATTATATTATGGTATAGTTAATGTAGAATTAGTAGGTGGTGGTGGGGGTGGGGTTACTATTACTGCTCCTGTTATATCAGGAAATCCTGTTTATCTTGCCGCAGGTGCCGGTGGCGGTGGCGGTTATGCTTATCATGCGAATTTAAGTTTAACCCAAATAGCATTAAATGCTGGTACAAATGCAAATCCTACAATAACATCATTATTAACAGTAGGTGCAGGTGGAATAGCAGGCGGTGGTACAAGCCATACATTTAATTATAGTGGTCAAACTGTAACTTGGAATGCAGGCGCAAATGGAGGTAATACTACATTTGCTGGTTATATTGCTTATGGTGGTGGTGGCGGTGGAATTAATAATCCTGCTTTATATGGAAGTGCTACAACAGGAGCTTATTATAATTCAGGTGGCCAAAGTGGCAATTCAGGATTAAGTTCCAATAGTTCTACAGATGATCATTATATTTGGGATAATGGTAATGGATATTTAGGTGGAGCAGGTTCTGCTGGTGTTAGTACAGATGTTACATATCATACTGTCGGCGGTCCCGGTATGGTATCTGCCATTACTGGATATTATGTCGGTGTTGGTGGATATGGATGTGATGGTAATACTGCTGATTTTTATAGTAGATACAATGCCAATGCCATAGTAGCAGGTGCTACTAATATTCCTGGCCATGGTGGTACTGGATCCAGTGGTAATTTATTAGCCTTAAATTATAATACTAATGGTAACGGAGCTGATGGATATGTTTGGCTTCGAATTTATTTCAGATGAACCAACTAGCTGATCTCATAACTAGATTTGTACAAAATCCACAGGCAAGAGAACGCTTTGAGATTTGTACCAAATGCGAAAGATTTAATCCTCAAACGGATAAGTGCGGGGTATGTGGCTGTTTAATGACAATTAAAACATTCATTCCAATATTTCATTGTCCAGAAAAGAAGTGGTAAAAGGTGTTAGGGAGATACCAGAACAGAGAATTCGGGCAATGGCTGTAGCCCGGAGAAATTCCATTAGGATTAGGTCTAATGGTGTCAGAACATGTAATGCAAAGCCTTGTATTACATTATCTCCCTAACACACTTATTTATTTTGTTTTGCAGAAAAGTGTGCAGAAAAGGCTCTTTGTACATTCAAAGTACCATAAATTAATTCACCATCTGGCCCTATAACTTTTTTACAATTAACACATTGAGTACGCCAATGATTTTCAGGTGTATGTACCAATCTTTTATAAATCTGTTGATTATTAACCATTTCACCACAACCTAATTCACATAATCGATAATTGTCTTTTAATTCATCAATAATGTAACCTAATGTTGGATTAGAAGTAACCATTTCAACTTCAATTTGTTCTTCTTCACCAAATTCATTTATAACAGTTTCGATTATTTTTTTAGGTCTTGCCTTTCGAACACCTGTTAATGGTATTCCGCTCGGCCCGACATCTGTCCCAACATCCTTGATAATGGCAACTTGTTTAATTAGTTCTCTCAATTTATTTTTATCCATTAAGTATTTACAATCCAAAATCTTTTTTGACCTTTTTTCCGGGATTTATAGGGTTTTCTAATGATTTTTTAAGTTTGCTATAAATAATACTGAGATTCGCGAAATCCATATAACCCTTAAGGAGAAACATATGAGCGCCGCAAGCAATTACTTAGAATCATCTTTACTTAATCATGTTCTAACATCAACAAATTATTCACAACCAAGTGGACGCTATGTTGCATTATTCACAAATACAAGTGGAAATGCCATGGCAAATTTACAAATCGGTACAACAACCGATGAGATTTCAGCTGGTGGATATAGCCGTCAATCAGCTACTTTTGCTACTGCTTCAACAAGTGGTGGTACAACAAGTTCAGCAATAAACGCAACAATTACATTCCCAACAGCAACAGCTGATTGGGGTACAATTACTCACATTGCAATTATGGATGCCGCAACTGGTGGACATGTATTGTTCTTCGGAGCAGTAACAACAAGTAAATCAATCTTAAACGGCGATACATTCCAGATTACTTCTGGTAATTTGTCAGTCGCATTAGCTTAAAGCGAACTAATTAGGGCCTTGTGCCCTAATGCTATAAAAACAGTCATACCACCCTAGGAGCGAAACATGACAACAAAACCAACAATTATTACCCGTGCTGGCAAAGGTACGCCTTTAACCATTGCAGAAGGTGATAGTAATTTTACAAATTTACAAAACGCAACCATCAGCGTCAGTGATGGTACAAATACAGCGGCTATTGACCTTAACGGCACTCTTGCTGTTTCAGGTGCCAATGGTATTACTGTAACAGTAGATAGTGCTACCAAAAGTGTAACTATTGATGGCTCCAATTCGGGTGCTACTGGTGCCACTGGTGCCACTGGTGCCACAGGCGATACTGGCGCAACTGGTGCCACAGGCGCAACTGGTGCCACAGGCCCTACAGGTGTTACTGGCGATACAGGACCACAAGGCGCAACTGGACCACAAGGCGCACAAGGTATTCAAGGCGTAACTGGAGCTACAGGTGCTACTGGAGCTACAGGTTCAACAGGTAATGCTGGCGCAATGGGAGATACTGGACCACAAGGCGCAATGGGAGATACTGGACCAAAAGGTGATACAGGTGATACAGGACCAATGGGCCCAACAGGTGCTAATGGTAATGATGGTGCTACAGGTGCTCAAGGTGATACAGGACCAATGGGCCCAACAGGTGCTAACGGTACTAGTGTTCGCATTGTAAATGCTGTTGCTAATGCTGGAGAACTTGCTGGTTATAATACTTCAAGTCTACAAATTGGTGATGGTATTATTCAAGAAGATAATGGTCATTTACAAGTTTGGACTGTAAATGGATTTAGTGATGTAGGTCAAATTAAAGGCGACCAAGGTAACATGGGTGCTACTGGAGCTACTGGCGCGACAGGCGCTACAGGTGCAACTGGAGATACTGGAACAACGGGTGCAACTGGTAATACAGGTGCTACTGGAGCAACTGGTGCTCAAGGCGATACAGGTCCAATGGGTGCAACTGGTAATACAGGTGCTACTGGAGCAACTGGTGATACTGGAGCAACTGGTGATACTGGAGCAACTGGTGCTCAAGGACCTATGGGTTCAGAAGGCCCACAAGGTGTAACTGGTAATACAGGCGCTACTGGAGCTACAGGCGCTACTGGAGCTACCGGACCTCAGGGTGATACTGGAGCAACAGGTGCAACTGGCAATACAGGACCTACTGGATCTCCAGGTATGACTGGTGACACAGGACCAACTGGTGCAACCGGTGCTACTGGTGAAAGCTATCAAGCAGTTGTAGCAACTGATGCTCCAATGACTTACAATACAAGTTATTTCGAAGGAACATTGGATACTCCAGTGGCCTGGACCAAGGTAATTGTAAGTGGTAGTGCTTATTGGATGCCATTGTATCAATAAAAAGTAAGTAGGCAAATAAGGGGGAGGGCATGGGCTCTCCCTATCCCGTTTAATTAAAAAGGACAAACGATGACCAAGCCAGTGATAGTAACTCGCGCCATTAAAGGTGCGCCTCTAACTCGTACAGAGTTAGATAATAATTTTAGTAATTTAGACAATGCCTCTATAAACATAGCAGGTGATACAGGCACTATTAATGGTAGCCTTAATGATACATTCACCATTGCAGGTGGATCAAAGATTTCAACAGAAGTCATTAATAACCAATTGGTTATAGACTTAACAACAAATTTAGATGGCGGCAATAGTGCTGTCACAACAACCGGCATCGAGGATGGCGGTACTGCTACTGGAAGTGATCCAAGTGGCGAAGATTATAGAGGACCAACTGGCGCAACTGGAGCACAAGGACCACAAGGTGATACTGGACCAACAGGAGCACAGGGTACAACTGGTGCAACTGGTACAACTGGACCACAAGGGGATACTGGACCAGCCGGAGCAGATATTACATTACCAAATCAAACAGGTAATAGTGGAAAATATCTTACCACTAATGGAACTTCTGCAAGTTGGGGGACAATAAGTGGTGGAGAAATAAAAGTAGGTGTTTATCAATTATTGAATACTTTTTCTAATTATACATTTTGGACTTTAGGATCTGCACAAACAAGAATACATAACGGTAATGAAATAGATTATATACCATTTAATCAAACTTTAAGTATAATTAATGATACTGGACCTAATTATTGGTCTGATATTAATGAATTAATTAATACTCTTTCTGATGGTGACCTAACCATAAATGGACAAACTGTCCATGGCGAAGGTCAATTTTTCTTTTCAAATTCTGGATTTTATCTTGTTGAAATTTATGGTCATGCGGCTGCTAAAAAATCAGGTAGTTATATGTGGTTTGATATCTATGAAATGTATTCCAATACTACAAGTGCTAGTGTTGGAGAAGAAACATATTTAGAAATTCCATGTAATACACCAAATAATGATAGTAATTATTATCTAATTTCACCCTTGACTGCTTTTATTAATATACCTCAAGGAAAAGAAGGATATCAAAATAATCTTTATCAACTTGGATTATACGGAGTTCAACCTAATGCTCCATTATATGGAACTTTATTTTTCAAAGTAACTAGATTAAGTGATGCAAAATAATTAAGGACAATATAAAATGACAACAATTAAACTACGCCGTGATACCTCGGCAAACTGGACCGCAAACAATCCTATTCTTGCTACGGGTGAACCAGGATTAGAAACAGATACTAAAAAAATCAAATATGGTGATGGTTCCACCGCTTGGAATAGTCTAAGTTATGCAGGTGGCGGAAGTGCTACTGGTGCTACTGGTGCTACTGGTGCTACTGGTGCTACTGGCGCAACAGGTGCTACTGGCGATACAGGCGATACAGGTGCTACTGGACCAGCAGGTGCCACCGGAACAACAGGCGATACAGGTGCTACTGGTGCTACTGGAACAACAGGTGCCACCGGAACAACAGGTGCTACTGGACCAGCAGGTACTACCGATTATACTCAATTAACAAATAAACCTAATTTTGCTACTGTAGCAACTTCAGGCGATTATAATGATTTAATTAATAAACCCGGTGGAGGAAGCAATATTGCCGAACTATATTGCACAAGCATGAAAACTAGTTCAAGTGGCGGATATAATGGAGGAGTAGTTACAACAACTCCATGGAGTGTAGGTACTAATGGTATTAGTGATTTTAGTGTAAGCGGAAGTAATGGTACTATAACATTACCTCCGGGTACTTATTTTTTCAAAACAGATGGACCTGTTTATTTTGATAGTTCTAGTTTAGTTTTACAATTATGGGACAAAACTAATAATGTTACAATTATGGATTGGAGTAATCCCCAAAGCGAAACTATAGGTAGTAATAATTATTATAATATAGGACAAATTGCATTTCATTTAACTGTTACTAATACAGTAAACATTGGATTCAGTGCTCAAATTGCGGCTGTTCACCAAATTTTTACTAACATAACATCTAACACAAGTTATGATATTAATAATAATACAGCCAATATTACTTTACCAAGTAATATGACTTTTTTCTCAATGACCATTTATAAATTATAAGGATAATAAATGGATATAACCTATCTAGTTGATGGTTATATAGATGATACTTATTTTGTCTATACAGCCGATGCCAATTCACAGTTAACTGTTAGTTCAACAATCACGGCTGAATTAACACCAATAACAATACCAAATTATTATCCGGGTATACAATTTGCTGAAGCACAATTAACCAGCACATTTACCTTAACTCGTGCTGTACTTGATGGTACAACTAGATATATTGACCCATACATTATTAGTGGATCAAATTATTCAGGTATTGGATTCGATAGTAATATTAAAAAATTCGGATCGAGTCTTAGATTTGATGCAAGAACTGCCGGTGGTCTTGTTGATTTAGGTCCAGTTTATGGTAATGGAAAATTCTTAGCATTGAATATTCCATTACAAATTGTAGATGCCGAACCTTCATATAGTTTTTCTAGTACAGATGGTATAACTTGGACATCTGCTCTTAACAATTTACCTGCAGATAATTATAGTGCAACAACTTGGGGCAAATTATATTTTGTTAACAATCAATTTGTTGTAGACATTATATCAAATAGTAATCAATATTTTTATACATCAACAGATGGTGTTAATTGGACACAATTAACCTCAACTAGCAATTTTAATAATACCGTTACTAAATTAATATTCATAAATGGTTTATATGTTTTAACTGCCGGTAATCAAATTTATAAAAGTACAAATTTAACAACTTGGACTGGATTAGATAGTTTATATACTCTTGGATATGTTGATACATTATGGGATGTAAGTGTTTGCGAATTTACCTATGTAAATCCTAGTACAGGATTTAATACAACAGGTAAGGCTATTGTTGCCGCAGGTTCTGATTCAGTTTTTGGTCCAATAATTGCTTATAGTAGAATAGAAAATCCTGATGGATTAACTAGAGATTGGCGTACCAGTATTGTTTATCCTCCAGGTTTAATGCCTGCAGGATGGGCTAGTAAAAAATGGTTAGCAACAGCCAATGATGGTTATAATTTTGTATTTGTAGGTACAGGAGGTATTATTGGTACAATAACTACTGATGATATCGATTTTGCCTTTAGTGCAACAAATAATCAAGCCGCTATCTATCTAAGAACAAGTAATACTACAGATGATATTATTTCTGTTGCCTATGCCAATGGACAATTTGTAGCTCGTACTGCAACAAACAAAATCTTAGTAAGTAGCACAAGTAATCTAAATTCTTGGACAGTAATTAGTCCAACATTTACAAGTCCAAATCCAAGTACACCATGGGTCGATCCTACTGTTAATATTGATATTAATCAATATGTTAATGGATTAACTTATGGTAACAATACTTGGATAGCTGGTGGATATTATTCTAACAGTAGTATAAATTCTTGGACCAACATAGATTGGATTGGCCAATTACCAAATCAACAACCAAGTGTTTATTATGTTCCTGGTAACTATTTGAATCTTTGGAAAACTTTGGATTTTTGGTTATACATTACTCCAAGTACCAAACAAAGTATTACAGGTATCTTATGGCAACAGGATGTAAATTCTCGAGCAACATTTGATATCGGTTTCAGTACTAACAACGGTAGTCCTCAAAATTCTGCATTTTATATCGACGAATATGATACCAATGGTAATAGTCTAGGTTCGATTAATACATCTAATGTATTACCAGCAGGTTCTTGGAACCATATTCGTATTGTTAACAATGGTAGTCAAGGTGCTATTTTTGCCAATGGTTCTAGAATAAGCACATTTACTCCACAAGGTACATTAGGTTATATTAATAGTCCAATGTATATTGGTCGTTGGTTAAATGATATTCAATATAGTCGTCCAACTTTTTATATTGATGAATTCTTATTAACCAAAGATGTTTTAACACAACCAACCGATACAAGTTATACAGTACCAACAACTCCATGGAGTAACGGTCCAAATGTAAATGCCTTGTTCCACTTTGATAATAGTGTGGATGATGATAACTTGCCATGGAATGGTGCATACTTGACTGCAACCACTTCATTAACTGCAAGTTTAGGTCATGTTCAATCTGCTCAAGCACAATTAAGTGTTTCTACATCATTAACTACTCAAGGTATAAGAACAAAACAATTTGCAGAGTTAATGTCAGATACATGTACTTTAACAGCAAATGCAACAAGAATTAGACATGTTTCAGCACAATTAACAGCAACTACATCATTGACAGGTGTTGAACAAGTTAAAGATACTGTACAAGCACATCTAACATCTACAAGTTCAATTTCGGCTGTTTTAGGTCATGTTGTTCAAACAACTGCATATCTAACATCTACATCATCATTAACATCAAGTGCAACTAAGTTTAGAACTGTATCAGCACAATTGAATTCTAGTTCAACTATAACAGCTACCTATGATGTATATGCATTAATATTAGATGGTGCAAGTTTACAAAGTTCTACAACTATTCATGCCAATACAATTAAGACTGCAATTTTTGCAGGCCATTTGGCAAGTCAAAGCAATCTATTTGCAGAGTTGGATAATGTTGCAACTACAAAACAAGGTGCCGCTAACTTATCCAGCACATCAACATTTTATGCTACCTATGGTAAACTACGAATAGATACAAGTATTGTTTGGTATATTGAACATGAAGATAGAGAATGGATGATTGCGCCAGAAATACTATCAAATTATATAATAACTCATTAAGATTAAAGGATAATAAAAATGACAGCAACAACAGGATTTCAAATAATAAATGAATTATTAACAATTGATAAAGATCCAGCCGCAGTTCTTACCTATACATTCGATTGGAGTCAATGGTTAGTTAATGGTGATACAATTGGTAGCACAAGTTATACACTACAAGTTCGTGCTAATGATCCACAACCAATTGTTAATGTTAATAGTGGAATTGCCAATGGTGGTCTTCAAACTTATATTACTTTAAGTGGTGGCCAAAATGAGCGTACCTATACAGTCACTTGTACAGTTAATACTGCCAATGGTCTAATTGATCGTAGAAATTTTAGAGTCAGAGTTAAAAATAGATCTGCCTAATTAACAGGTTAACGGACCGCGAGGGTAGGCTGAACTAGGGAATTTTGTCCGTTTTCCTCCCTAGGCATCAACGCATTGGCAGACGAGCAGATGTCCCCTCAATTTTATCTAAAAGCCTTGATTACCAGGGCTTTTTTACAATAAAATATAAATATATTACAGAGAAGTATTCAGGCAAACAAACATGGCTAACAATAGGCTCCTTAACGGGGTTAAAACAGGACCCACCCGATATACATTATTCAATTCCTAACTGATGGCAGACTCACTGTCTAGGTTTGTGCGGTTACCTACAAATATGGGTTGACTGAAAAGGTTGTGAATTAGACGCAGGGATCTAATTGAATAATGTCAGGCAGAGACAGCCAAGGGTATAAACATGATAAACGATGGTCTCTAGGATTTTCAAATCTGAAAAAATGGCTGTTGCTAGTCACGACTTGAAAATCATTCATAGTCAAACGCAAAGCGTTTGCCTATTTCAGTTAAATCGCTTCGCGCCTGTTGGCTCGCTTCGCGTTTTAACTTCAAATTTTAGTTAGTAAATGAGTTGAGTCATACGAAACGAAGTTACTAACTAAATGGGCAAACGCAGTTTGACCTTTCTAGTTAAATCTATATAATAAACAATTACTTAGGAATTATATGAAAGCAGTAAAAGTATTAGAACAAATAAAAGAAAATCAGAATAAAATCACAGATATAATCAAAGCCCCGAATCATCTTCCTGAAGATAGCAGAGTAATTTTAGAACAAATGATGGCGGATCTAGATGAAATTATGGAAGATTCTCTAACTACTTGAAATAAAATTCTAGGTTCTTTAATAGTCTAGGATCTGACATATTATGCTCCAAGGCCTTTGCTCCATATTTGATAGCTTCTTCCTTGATACCTAGATTGTGTGCGGCCAATGCGGCAAGATCATACAATTTCCATCCCCATGGTTCAGGTGTACTTGTAAACACATATTCGCGATTAATAATAGTAAGACCTTGTGTAGCGGCATAAAAACATTCTTGCCATTGACCTAGTTCATAACAGGCCTGTGCTAGGTCACACCAAGGATCACGAATATAACGGCTTTCATCTATAGCTAGCCTAAAGTGTTTAAGAGCATTGGTATGATCTTTTAATTGCATATAACATTTGCCCATATGACGAAGTGCAAAACTACGCTCATGATGCCAAGTGGCTGTAGGTAATTTTAAGTATCTTGCCCATTCTTTAATAGCTTGGTTCCAATCACTCACATAATAAAATTCTCTAGCTAGATACCAACTGTCTCTATGATCCTGTGGTCTTTCTGTAACTCCAGCTCTTAACATAGGCAAATATTGTCCACGAGATTTGGTGGGATCTGGATAGTGTTCAATTAAGATTTCATTTGTAGTTGCCCAAGTTTCCTTCATGCGAGGATCTATTTCAATCATTTCATGACACAAATGATGCCAAGCATATCCATGTCTAGCATGTACTTTGGTAGCATTGAATATGTTACCCATTCCATTGTTGAATCTATACTGCATACGAGTAGTAGTAGGAGTCCAAATATCTAATATTTGATCTCTCCAACCTTCTACTAGAACTTCATCCAAATCCATACTAACACAGATATCATAGTCTGCAGGTATAAGAGCTAGACTAGCATTGCGAGCATGATCAAAGCGCCAAGGTTTAATACTGATCTCATAAACACTAACACCTAAGCTACGGGCTAGTTCTACTGTACGATCTGTTGAACCAGTATCAGCAATAACAATAAGGTCAGCACCCTTACAACTGGCTACAAATTTCTCTACATATTTCTCTTCATTAAGAGCAATGGCATATACACAAATTTTTTTCATATTATATTTATAACCCACTAAATATTTGTATGATAGATGAGATATTAATGCAAGATGCCGAACATTGGCTTACCCATCCTGAACTACATTGGCAAACTACTGCTAGACAATTTGAATTCATTGCTAGAGTTTTGAAATATTGGCGAGAAAATCGAAAGCTCAGTCAAAAGCAAAGAAGATATGTTGAATACATTTTGAAACGATATAGCCGAAATGCTTGATATCTACCGGTTTTTTATTATATAGTATAAATATATTACAAGATCAAAGGAGGCAAGTAATGCCAATCGATAAAGTTAAAAGAACAAAGGGAGGCAATGCCAGAGGTGTTGAAAGACCACATGTTTGGAAATGCGGTCCGGACCCTTACAAACACAGCATGTATATTCCCTTTCTCAAGGTAAAAGCACAGGCCAAATATCGCCAAGAAGAATTTGAATTAGACTTTGAAGACTTTTACCAACTGTGGAATGGCTATTGGGAACAAAGAGGTCGTGGTGGTGATGATCTAGTAATGACCCGCATAGACTGGGAAAAGGCCTGGACAAAGGACAACATTACCCTAATTACCCGCACAGAACAATGCCAAAAACAAGGCGTATATAAACAATTATTAAGCAAAACAAACTATAGAACTAGAGGCATGGATATTCACAAAAGAAAGGCTAGAACAAAATGAAAGTAATCAGATACCAAAGAACAGAGAAATTGCTTCCCCGCGAAGGCTTTAATTATTCAACCACTTATGTAAAGCAAACCTTGGAACAACGCCAAGAATTGTGCAAACATATAAGACATTGCGTACAAGAAATAGCCGATGCAATAGAACTTGACCCAGATTGGAACTACTTTATTAGACAACCCTTAAAAGGCTTTAAGACCACACAGGGCACTAATCGTAGTGTATTAGATATTATACAAGATATGGTCAATGAAGCCAAAGGTAAGCAAAGAAACAATTTACCCAAAGACTTTGCCATGGCCCCAATTGAACGCTGGAACAAGCTGTTTGAAGGCACAGATTACGCTATTATCCTAACACAAACTTTTAATCGAGTAAATAATTTTAGCGACCTAATGGAGCTAAATGATGATACAGTTTAATATCGACCCTTACGATATGCTTATACAGAACAATGTTCGTATAAACCTATTAGAAACTAATTTAAGAGAAAGCCAGCAACAGTTATTAGAAGCTACTAAAATGTTGCAACAGCAGAATCAATTAATTAAACAGCTACAACATAATGAAGAAGTCCTTAGTACGGCCATAGGACAAATCTTACTTAAATTACCACAATAATTGACTGATTTTTAAGCCATCCAATAAATACAAGATGGCCACAATAATCGACAGCGGCGTTATAGTCGCGACCCCACCCAATACAGTTAATAACACGGAATGCTCACACGAACACGACTGTGCGTGTGAAATTCCGGCTGAGACTCCCATTCAGGAATACGCAGTTAAATGGGAATATCGATCCCGCCAACAGCCAAAATGGGGCACAGTTACCAAGGACGGCTTAGTTGTTGGGAGAGGTGCAAACCGTAAGGTTGTACCTCCTGATGAAGTATGGAAGCTGGCCGCAATGGGCTGTACTCTAGAAGAGATGGCAGATTGGTTCCAAGTCAAGCCAGATACCCTAAAATACAACTTTGCGGATTATATTGCAAAAGGCCGTGCAGAACTGAAACGCAGACTGCGTTCAGCACAGATTAAAGTAGCTATGGCGGGTAACGCTACTTTGCTAATTTGGCTGGGCAAAAATATCCTCGGCCAATCGGATAATCCCCAGGATTCAGCCGCAAATCAACCTTTACCTTGGTCGGATGGTGAATTATAATGCCTACAACTAATGAGCGTGTTGCAGTACTAGAAACAAAGATGGATGGTGTCACTGAGAAGATAGATGATCTTCGTGATACACTTACCGAAAGCCATAATAAATTAATCGACCAACTGGATCATGTTCGCGAAGAAAATTCTAAAGAACATGCTAGAGTCATGGATCTTCTAGATGATCTAAAAGATTTTAAGAATAAATGGGTATGGGTTGGAGGCGTTGCCTTGACCATGCTCAGCTTGATCTTTGGCCATTTAGAAACTATTATTAAATTTGTAACTCATTAATGGCATTAAGCGTTCCACAACAAACTATCGCGGATGATAACCATAGGTTTAAGGTTGTTGTGGCCGGGCGACGCTTTGGTAAGACCCATTTGGCTATAAGAGAACTTTGTTTCCACGCTAGAGTCCCGGACCAAGAAGTATGGTATGTTGCACCTACTTACAAACAGGCCAAGATGATTGTTTGGCGCAAACTAAAACAAAAACTCTCTGACCTACGCTGGATCCGCAAGGCAAATGAAAGTGAACTCAGTATCCAATTAAAGAATGGATCAACCATAGCACTAAAAGGTGCAGACAATGAAGACAGCTTGCGTGGAGTTGGACTTGACTATTTGATCATGGACGAATTCGCCGATGTGGATCCCGAAGCATTCTTTGAAGTATTGCGTCCTACACTAGCTGATCGTGAAGGTAAAGCTATGTTCATTGGTACTCCTAAAGGTATTACAAACTGGGCCTATGAACTGTATCAAATGGAACAAGAGTTCCCAGATGCTTGGAAGAGTTTTCAGTACACCACTATTGAAGGTGGGCAAGTAAGTAAGGCAGAAATAGATGCGGCAATGCGTGACCTTGATGAGAGACAGTTTCGTCAAGAATTCATGGCTACATTTGAAACTTATAGTGGCCGAATCTATTATGCTTTTGACCGTAAGCTGAACACAATAACACCACCTGAGAATATCAATGTTGATGTGCTTTATATAGGTATGGACTTTAACATTGATCCTATGAGTGCTGTAATTGCCGTGCGCCGTAATGATGATTTATTCATTATCGATGAGATTAGAATGTTCTCCAGCAACACACAAGAAATGGCTGACGAACTAAAAGAGCGTTACCCCAAGAGTAAAATGTGGATCTATCCTGATCCTGCGGCAAGACAGCGTAAGACATCAGCAGGAGGTGCGACAGATTTATCTATCTTGGCTAACAATGGATTCATAGTCAAAGCCCCTAATGCTCATACACAAGTTAGAGATCGTATTAATGCTGTCAATTCCAGATTATGCGGTTCTGATGGTAAAAGACACCTGTTTATCGCAAACTCATGTAAATACACGATAGAATCATTAGAGCGCCATACCTATAAGGAAGGCACAGTACAGCCAGATAAAGACAGTGGCTATGACCATATGAATGATGCATTGGGGTATATGGTTGATTATCTATTCCCAGTGAAGAGAGATTTATCGATGTATCCAGTAAACACACAGCGTTGGGGACATCAGGGTGTTTATAAAGGCCCAACAATACAAGGACATAGAGTATGAGTATAATTCAAATTGTTGATGAACAACTGGGGCGCATAGCCAGTCCCAATAGATTCTACAACTACAACCGTGCCAACTGGCGCTTCTTATTAGTAAGCTATATGGGCGGTGAGGATTATACTCGCTACCAACTCTTAACTCGCTATCAATTAGAAACAGACATGGAGTATGGGCAAAGGTTAGATCAAACCCCATTGCATAACCATTGTAAGTCGGTCATCAATGTCTACAATAGCTTTCTCTTCCAGGAAAAACCTGAGCGTGATCTCGGCACATTAGAAGGCCTTCCTGAAACATTAGATTTTCTAGAAGATGCAGACCTTGATGGCCGCGACCTTGATAGCTTTATGAAAGAAGTTTCAACATGGGCAAGCGTATTCGGACATTGCTGGGTCTTAATGGTCAAACCTGATATTGGCGCTGTTACCAAAGCCGACGAAATGGCTGTTGGTGTTAGACCATATGCTACCATCCTAAGCCCATTAGTTGTTATAGACTGGCGATGGGAGCGTGGAGAAACAGGACGCTATGAACTAGTCTATGTCAAATATGTTGAAGAGATCAATGGATCTGTACAAACTGTTAAAGAATGGACAGTAGATACAATCACAACACACGAAGTTAACTATGATACTCGTGAAGAACTAGCTGAAACAGTAGTGCCAAACCAATTAGGCTTTATTCCCCTAGTTATTGTTTACAATCAAAAGAGTCTAGTTAGAGGTTTTGGTGTTTCAGCCATTCAGGATATTGCCAAGACACAACAGTTTATCTACAATCAATTAAGTGAAGTAGAACAGGCAATCCGTTTAGACAATCATCCATCATTGGTTAAGACTAATGAAACTATGGCCTCAGCTGGTGCTGGTAGCATAGTTGCCATGCCAGAGAATTTAGATCCAGGCTTAAAACCATATTTGTTAGAAACTTCAGGCGCACAAATAGATGGAATCTATAAGGCTATTGAACATGGTACAGCCGCTATTGACTTAATGGCCAACACAGGTTCTGTTCGTGCAAGCGGACAAAAATTGCTTAGTGGTGTTGCAATGGCCACTGAATTCCAATTGCTTAATGCCAAATTAGCTGAGATGGCCGGTAACCTAGAAGATGCTGAAACAGAAATGTGGCGCATATTTGCACACTATCAAGCACAAGAGTGGACAGGCACAGTCAAGTACCAAGATAGTTATGGTATCCAAGATAAGAACGCTGAATACACCAAGTTGCAGGTTGCTAAGGCAAGTGCTACAAGTCCAGATGTATTAGCTATGATTGATCGCAAATTGATTGAATTACTAGCTGAAGATTTATCTATAGAAGCCGCAGGTCCTAGCCTGGATGAAGCAGAATTAAAACGCGAAGTTAGCAATTACAATGTTGATGAAGTTGAACCTAGTGCGGCAGGCCCTGCTACTGTCGACGAATACGGTAATATTAAGGTATCTACACAGCCCACAGGTAAGACAACATTGAATGTTCCTAACTTAAGAATGACAACAGCCGGAGCTGGCCGTAATGCTGGGAGTCCTACATAATGAAAGATAATATTCTTCCTAAAAATCCAATCAACTTTACAGCTAAGAATGTCAACAAGAATAGCCGGGAGCGAATCCGTGCTGGTAGCCAGATCGATACGCACAGTGGAAATGTTGTGCCTACCGACTGGCATCAAAACGAAATGAACCTGTTTGCTGGCCCCAACTATGAACCACCTATGGGACGCCAAGGTGCTCCTATGATTGTTCCTGGTAAACCATTCACCGAAACTGATATGGGCAATCCAGCACAGGCTCTAAATTGGCGGACCAAAGGCGAGCGTATGCCTGAACAAATGATTGACAGCTATGGTCCTAATAGCGATAAGATGTATGGTGCTTTACAAAGCACCGAAGCAAAGAGATACAATTTTCCAGGGGGTGTAGACCCCGTGAAGAAACCATTGTATGTAAATTGGCCACCTAAGGTGAGTCCAAACCCATTAAAACCAACTAAAGGAGGCTAAAATGCCAATGTTACCAAACGGAGTAAATCCAAACGGAAATCAACCATTACAATATGGTGCAACAGACAAGGGAAAGGTAAGTATTCCCAATGATACACGACTAGCAATTCCAACCGTTACAGCTGATATGAGCCGTATGAATGGAAAAATTGGTCCTGACCATGATCTTAACCCAGCCTGGAGTCCAGTAGAATCAGGTGAGATCTTAAAAGGTATTGAAGATCACCAAGGCGGTGACGACAAATTCTGGTCTAAGAAGTAAGTCATGGTCACTAATCACAAAGTAAAAATTCAAAAATGGTTAGGCGGTAAGCTAGAAACCATTGAACGCTTCTTTACTCGTGAAGAGGATGCTCGTAATTTTATAAAAAATGAACACCGCGATGGTTATAAGAGTAAAATCTATAACCGTCAAGGTGAAGTCATTCATGTAGAAGGACAAACAGACGAAGATACCTACGCTTAAGGAACTATTATGCCATTAAAACAAGGAAACTCAGCCAAGGTCATAGGCCAGAATATTGCCACGGAGATGGCGGCGGGTAAACCACACAATCAAGCTGTGGCCATTGCCTTGAATACAGCACATAAGCCCAAGAGCCATGTTACGAAAACACGAGTCTTGAAGAGACACAACAATGAATAAACCTTTAACTGTCAAGGTTCCTGCAATCCTTGAAAGGTCCGGCAAAATAATTGAAGCTCCTAGTCCTGCTTGGAGCCATGCTGAACTTATTAAGAAGGCAGGTAAGGATGCAAAAGGTGCAAAACATGAGTTTGAACTTAGCAATGGTCGTGTGGTTAATCGTCTAGTTGCGGCTCGTGTTGCTGAAAAGGCCGGAGAAGTTCCCAAGAAAGATGGAGAATTTCTTTACAGCCATGATCTACGCCATGCAGAAGGAATAAAGAAGAAAAAATTATGAGCAAATTAGAAGACGCAACAAAACGCCTTTGGGCCAATAACTTTATCCTCTATACCAAAGCACATGGTTTCCATGTTAATGTGGTAGGATATGGCTTTTTAGGCAATCATCACCTTTTTAAGCATGTTTATGAAGAACTCTACAGAGAGATCGACACCATAGGTGAAGGCTTGAGAACACTTCATGAAGTTGTTCCTTTTAGCCTAACCCGTGTATTGGCTCTTGCTGACATTAAAGATGAAACAGTAGCACCAAATGCAGAAGAAATGATTAAGATTCTTTATGATGATATGGAAACTTTAATCACTTGTGCAAATGAAGTTTATGAAATGCTTCCAGAAGTTAAGGCCTATGGTCTACAAGACATT